CACCAAGGCAATGTGCCTGACCCTTGCCAAGTCCCTGAGCCACAGTGTCATTCAGTATGGTCCAAGCATCCAACGACCAGACCTCCCCAACGGAGGCCACGTTTTTGTGAGACCAACTAATGGCGAACGCTCAGGAGACCCGCTGACCACGATCAGGAACAGCATTTGTGGAGCTCTGCTGATGAGAACCATCTTTGCTAAGCTCTGCCCCGGAAAGCATTACGACAACTATGTCGTCCCAGCCCACCATGGAGACGACCTGCTTCTTGCCATCCACCCTGAAGTCCAACCTGTTTTCAACGTCGCTTCCATCGCAATTGAACTCAGGAAACTTGGAATGGACATGACCGGGTCTGATAAGAAACCGATTGACGTCACTGCTGAACCACGCTGGAAAACTTTCGAGGAGATCACCATCCTCGGACGACACCCCGTTTGGCAACCCGACCTCCAATCTTACATTGGAGCACTTCGCCTCAAGACCATCAAGTTGCTCCCAATGTACAAGACCAAGCATGTCACGACTGTCGAGATGGTCGTTCTAGCCATCCACGAACTCAGCCTGTGGGACGAAAAGACCTACAAGGAGAATATGGAAATTTTCAAGGAAAACATTCCTGCCCCAATTCTCCTTCAGGCCAAGAAGTTCTGCATGCACCGAGTTGCCCTCCGACGCATTGTGGCTGACCGCAGTGTTTTCAAGCTCTACACTGGTTTTGCACAAGGGAAGGAAGACCCTTTGGACACCCAAGGTGCTGCAGAACACGTTGCCGAAACACCACTGACGACCATGGTTCTCCCAGCAAAGACTGAAGTCTCCGTCGACCCCCTGGCCTCAGTTTCAATTCGCCCAAACATCGTGCGAGAGCCACCAATGGACCTCAAGACCGGAAAGGAATCATTTCTTTACCGAGAGACCATTGCTGTGCCAGCTGAAGCTGCAGAGACCATCATCGCATGGAGAGTGGTCCCCAAGGACTACATCAACCTGTCCCCTGACTACCGAACTCCAACACAGGACCTCGTTTTCTCCAACTTTATTCTCCACAGACCATCCGGGAACGATGGAATTTTCATGACGATCCAAATCGTCTACAACGGAAATGCCTTCAACAACGGGTGGGCCATTGCAGCTTTCATTCCCAGGGTGTACACGCAAGTGTTCAATGACGTCACCTTCTCCTTCACCGACCTGCAGTTCTACAGCCATCACATCTTCAACCTCTCTAAACAAGAAACCTTTGAACTGCGCATCCCGATGATATGCTCGAGAGAGTATGTCAACTCAGCCGCTCTGTCTGAACTGGACGAGAACTTTGGAAGCTTCTGCTTGATGACCAAGGACGTTGGAGGAAGTGGTTTGTGCTCTTCAATGAGCTTCAACATCTCCACCAAGTTCTCCATCGACTCAACCGTCATCTTTCCAAGGTTGCCTGCCTCTTAGTTCGTGAAACGCCGCATGTTCATCCCCTTTGGCACTGCTTCTGGAAGCGCTCACAGCACACACCAAGTGAGCAACGAATACCACTATGAAGCAGCGGTCATTGGAACAGCAAGCAACGAATTCACTGACAACGCCATGACATCAGCTGAAGGAGGATCAACGACCGTGGAAACAGCCGTCGAAGTGCCAATGGACAATCCCAACCTTGGAGGTGGAGGAATTCCTGTCTTCGACGTGCCAATTGACATCAGCAAAGTCATTGGACCAACCATCACCAGGTCCCTCAACACCATGCACCCAGGAGAACTCAGGACCAACTTCAAGAGGAACTTCCGCGCCCAACAAGACGCTGGAATGATCAGCCTGAATCCGAGCTGGGGTGCAATGTTCTATGGAAGTTTGACACCAACTACCATCTACAGCAGTATCCTC